TAATGTGGCTGATTTTGATAAGACTCTTGGCTTGATAAGTATTTATCCCACAATGACAGAAGTCACCGTGAGAGATTATGACAACCTCAACCACACGATTACAGTCGATCAGTATAAGCAGATGTGTCTGGAATTGGGTGCTCATGTAATGACTGTCCGGCAGGCTTATTGGGCTGATGTGGATGCTGTGTAACGTTTAAGCGGGGACTCATGGTTCAACAAAACCCCGCCTAAATTATTAAGGATTAACACATAAAGCCGGAGTTAAAATGACTGAGCCAACGAGACGGTATAATGACGGAATTGAGCCAACGACTGACCACGATTTATTAATCAGGTTGAACACTAAAATCAGCACGATTTGTTTGTCCCAGGCAGAAACGAACCAGCATTTAAAGGATTTCACTGATAAGATAGAACTCAGGTGTGAGTCAAGATTGAAATTGATTGATAAAGTGAATGATAAAATCCTTGGCAAGTCAATATTCACATGGCTTTTGGGAATTGTAATTGTGGTGATTATGACGGTATTTTCAATAGCTGGGATTAATAAAGTTGAGATCGCAAAGTATCAGCTTATGATTGACGCAAACGCTGAACAAATCAAGTCAAATGCTGATGCTATAAAAATCTTAATTAGCTCTCAACAGAAGGACATAATAGAATGAATTTTGACAGCATAATTATTGAGTTTATCACGAACAATTATTTGACATTGACAATCATGTTCACGGCACTTAAAGGAGTGGCTAAAATAACTCCCTGGGCGTGGGATGATTCCATTGTCTCCCTGCTTTTTGGGGCTTTTAAGTCAATCAATCCGACGAAGAGTGTTGAAAAATGAATACTAAAAAAATACAAGATATGATCATTGACCATGAAGGATATAGGCGATTTCCTTACAAATGCACTGCAGGGGCCACCACTGTGGGATATGGTCGAAACTTGGACTCCAGAGGCATATCAGAAGATGATGCTCTGTATCTGCTCAACAATGATATCCGGGATTGCACTGCAGACTTGCTCTCCATTTTTCCTGATCAATTTGAATCATTCCCAGAAAATATCCAGCTGGTCCTGATTGACATGAGATTTCAAATGGGTTCCGGTGGGTTCCGAAAGTTTAAAAAGATGATCGCCGCCGTTAAGCGAGATGACCCCGGGGAAATGATAAGGCAGATGAAAGATAGTCGCTGGTATCGGCAAGTGCCTGGCAGGGCCGAGGATTTAATTCGGATGATCGAGGTGCTGTGAATCAAAAAAGGCCCACAACAGTCATTTGCTGTGGGCCTTTACTCTTATTCGTTTTCCATCCATGCGATAAGATTTTTCCATACCGATGCATTACAGCTATCACCGTAGGGCATTTCCCGCATGTTAAACCACACCTCTATTTCAGATTTGATATCCCGTTTGATTTGGGATTTTAGATTGTCTGATAACTCATTCCAATGGTTTTTAATCCAATCGCATATCAAACTTGGGGCGTATGATGCACGCCCGATTCCGTAACGTATACCTGCCAGGATAATAAAATCTGTGTCTCTGTCGTCGAGTATTTTATTATTCATGTTTCTCCTTTTCCGCATCGAGCCGGTAATCAAAATCAGAAATATCTGGCCAATCCGAATTATTGATATCAGTTTCCAGCCATTTTGAATAGTTGGCCAATTTCTCGAAATCTCTTGACTTACTACCTTTAAAATTTAGCCTGCAAGCATATTTTATGACGTTCCCGAGCAAGTATCCAATATACTGTTCATGCGTCAATTTTGCTTTGATAATTTCGATAGTTTCAATATTTCCTGTGTCATAATAATTGGATTTCTTGTCTTGACTCATTGTTTTGTTTTCCTTTGGGTTTAACCGTTCGTCTTCTTTTTTCCATTTAGAGGCAGTTTTCCATCCGTAAACATCGTCTCTATCGCAATATTCACACGTGTTTTCCGTTATATCTATCCCAGCTTTTGAAGCTTCTTCAATAAAATCTTTAATCATTTTGTTTCTCCCTTCATTGATGTTTTATTTGTTTTGGGTATCAAATATGAGCCGGCCATTTCCTTCCCAGATTTAAGCCGGTCAATATTCGTTTTTAATTTATAGTTTTCAGATTTTAATTTATAGTTTTCCGTAATTAGCTGTTGGTGCTTTTCTCTCAGTTCTTGGCCTGGGAGGATTATTATCCACGCACATGTGGCGATAACACCGATGCATATTCCGATGACTAACGATTTCATAATCCTCATACCTCCCCGTCTCTCAACTTAACCAAAAATCTGAAACAATCGGCGATGCTTGCTTTTGCGTTTTGAATGAGATGCATGCTGTTTATCTCTTTGAATTTTACAAGCATCTTGTCGTTAGCATTTACGTACGCCAGCACTTTTAGTGCCGTTTGAATCTCGCCTTTTGTCGGTTTTTTCATGATTTATCCCTTTCAAAAAACGCTGTTATAACCCAGTTATCCCTCATTACCACAGACCACCCCATGTACTCAATGATCTCATTATATCTGCTATATCGGCACAAACCATGCTTAATCACGGCCAACACAGTTGGTTTGAGTATTCCCCGGGCCGTCATCCGCTCAATTGCATGGCTGGTGAAATTTACTGCATGATCCAGTTCACGGGCCATATCCCGGTTCATGTCGCATCTTCCTCCTGGAGTTGCCAGCCGACCAATGTCCAGCCATCGACCTCCCTGGGATCCTTGGCATACATAGCACCACAGTTCTTGCAGATCAATTCTTTCCCGTTTTTCGATAGTTCAGTTTCACACTGCTCACATTTTTTCATTAATAGCTCCAATTCGTAGGGACACCGAAATTATCCGGCACATATTCTTTGCGGCCATCGGCAGTGGCGTGCAGCGATTTCGATTCGTAAAAAATACAATTCTCACAATAAACTCTCCCCTGTCCACCCTTCTTAAATGCTGCCTTGGGCAGGCAGTCGGACAGATAGAATTTGCAATCTGGCTTGACAGGGGGTATTTTTTTTAGTTCTTTATATGTGTATTTTCGGGCAGGCGCTGGTATGCTTTTGTCGCGGGATATCCATGCGTCATGCCTGGCCGTCTTCTTGCGCTCAGCTGCACAAATCTTGCATCTGACCCTTTTGTGGGATGTTGACTTTGTCCCCAAAAACCACTTCTCACAGTCAACGCAATAAAAAATCTTATTAGTGAGTTCTGCGCCACATTCTGGGCACATTTTTTTTCTGTATCGACTGCCAGACCCGATATTCGAGCTTTTTCTAAACATCATGTCAGGGCACGTGCTGCCACATTCAAAAAGGAGATATTGTTCCTGGCCAGGGCCAGGGGTGGGTATTCGTATGTCGTTTTTCATTTTGCCCCCTTCCGGCGAAGACCGTATTTCATTGGTTTCCTGTGTGCTGTTTTTTTAAAATCGTAGCAGGACAACGGGAGGCTCCCGCCTTTGACCCGGATGTTCTCCTCAAGGATTTTTATCAACAATGCCTCCCCCTGGCTGGTTGTTTTTTTCTTCATGGCGTCACCGGTGTCTGTGGTGGGTGGTAGTCTGACCTGCAGGTATCCTCTTGTCTTTTGACGTACCAGGAACAGCCGCACTCAGGGCAGGAGGCTTTATAGTAGTTTAGCCCATTGATTCGTTTCGATTTTTTGCGCCCGTTAGCTGATAACTCCCACTTGTAAAACATTTTCTGCTTGCATTGTTTGCATCTGTTTTTTTGCATGGTTCTCCTTTATGCCTCCCTGGTGGGGGAGGCCTTTGGGTTGGTTTATTCTGCGACTTCTGGCTTATACTCAATCTGTTTGAGAGCATTAACGGCATCAATCACGACTGGATCACCAGCAAAGAAACAACCAATTAAACGGTGAAGGTCTGCTTCTGTTTGGCCCGGCACTCTTCAAATGAAATAATGCGACAAAGCCCGTGCTCATCAAACATGGCCAGCGCATAAAAAATATCAACAAAAACATCTTTCATTTCATCACCACCATTTATGCCCATCAGTGTTCCTTCAAAATCATCAAATATTGGATCACCATCAAAACATCTGACAGCATACCCATATATTGTAAGCAAGTCTTCATCTCTAAAAATTCTCACAATTGGCGTACCTGCCAACTCAAAACAATTCTCAGCTATAAATACTGTGTATCCAGGCACTATTGACAATATGGCAGGTGTTATCTCTCCAGGTGGTTGCGTGTGCTTTAAAAGCGATCTTGCCGAGTCTAATTTTTCCATGACATTCTCCTTATATGCTCGTTGTCTGACAATCTAAGTTTTAGCAACATGCCTGTGGATATATCTTTCAACTTTTGGACAGCAGATATTCCATGTATCCCAAAATCAGCATGTTTCAAAAACTCCTTGAAAATTTGATCTGAAAAACAATTATATTCTTCAAAAATATCTAAATGCCTTATAATGCTATGAACTATCGCATGGCAATTAGGACATAAAACTATTTGATTAGCTAATTCAAATTTTTCATCTGGGATACCCAAATTAAAACCTCTTGCGTGGTAGAGATCTAATTTTGAATACATACTGATGGGGCATATGTGATGAATGTGCATACATTCTGATACCAGAGATTCCCAACCACATAGTTCACAGCTATAAGACGATCTTGTTAGAACAGTCTTTCT